AGTGATGATCTTGTTGAAACATTGGAACTCTTTGTAATCAAGAATTCTTGTATGTGCATAAAGCTTTAATTGATCTATTGAATACTTAGCTGCATTTGCTTCTAGTGTTGTCGTTATTGAAAGCAATGCCGCAATGGCATAGACCTTGCCCATTAGCCGATTGCGCCCTTGCGAGCTAACCGCCTCAGCGGCTCGCTTCAAGCGAAACCAGCGTACCAACACTGTCAAGTTTAACAGGTTATTGAGCGTGCTCTTGGGCGTTGCGCACAGCCTGTGCATAACCTCTGTGGATAACTTCATGACTTACCCGCCCAACCGTTACCCTTAAACACTATCGCTGGTGCACCATAAACCTGACTCATCATAAAGCCGCAGCAATACGGTGTTGTGTGCTCTGCGTACTTTTCTGTGACTTCATAGCTGATGTTGCAAGCCACACATCTGTACTCATACGTCGGCATCTGTGTTTCCTATCTGGGCAACACCCATGACCTCACATTTGGTGCATTGAATAACCTCAACGCCTTGTGGCAGGTTGTCTGTGATCTTATGTACGAGCTGCCGTGTCACCTTTTTACAAATGCGACACTCAAATTGCACTTGTTCCATAATTGGATTTCCTCAAATTCTCAATAGGTTGCAGGTTAATTTGTGTGACCCACCACGTCGGTTGCTTGCTGTGACGGTATCTAGGCTTTTGTGCCATTGTGACTGGTATCCAGCCTGCTATGTAGTAGTTAGGTGCTGTGCCTGTTACTAGCACGGCAATGTCATTTGGTCTGTCGTACTCATAGACGATCAGTTGCCCTAGCTCATACTTTGTCCAGCGCACCTCAATGCCTGCGCCAACATCAGCCTTGACTTTGCCTTTGTCCTCAAATGGGTCAAACGGTAAGCCAAAGTATTTTGCTACTGCCCACTCACTGCCAATTGACTCTGCTAATTCTGCCAAATAAGTCATAAACGGTGTGTCGTTGTAATGACCTTTTGACTCTAACAAGTCGCCTTTGTCGCTGGTGATCTTGACAGCTGCAACCATGCAAACGCACATTTCATTTGCTGTAAGTTTGATTTTCACCGGCAACCGCCGCAAAACCAAATGACTTTTTCATGCTTGTCATAGCCTTTTTGGTAGCCAAATGCGTCAAGCTTTGTAATCTGTGAGCATTTGTCACACTGCTCTACTTTGTACTCAGCGATTACCTCGCCATTGCAAAGCAGCTTGCACGTCATTGTTTTGACGTCGATCATCTCCATGTAATCAGCCAAGGCGTATCACCCATTGACCAGTGCTGCCCAGCTGATACCAAACAGGCTCACATTGATTTGCTTTGGCTTTTTCAGTGCAGAAATACCCGCCCCAGGCTTTACCAGTTTTGGCTGACTCGCCTGTTTTCCACACCCGTGTGCCATGCTCGCAGCGTGGCTTTTCCTCAACCAGTTGACCGCCCAGTTGGTTTGCGATCTCGTCAATTGATGAACCCAGCGACGGTATGCCAGATTGCTCAGCTTCTCCTGCCGTGGCGTAACTAGGCACGTCACCGTGCTTTGTTGTCCAATAGTCATAATCAGCCTTGACATCAGCTGTGGCAACCTTTGTTGATAGCTTCTCAACCTGTTCCATTGTTTCGCGGGTTGCCTTTTCTGTCCCGCCCATAACCAACGCCATGACGCGCATCAAGGCTGAGGTCGTAGTGTCCTCGACAAACCAGCGTTTCATGTTTGGGTTGTATGCAGCAATAAAGCCGTATGCGTAATCAATGCCTGCTGGCTCGATCTCTGTCTGATTGCGCCAAGCCTTAGCCTGCACCAGTATGTAGCCTTTTTCCGCATTGAACTCGACAATGTGTGCCTGCAAACGACCCTCTGGGTACGTTGAATTCCAGCGATCTGTGCGCTCTTTGTTGCCTTCGTAGTTATCAAGAAATGCCATTAGTCAGCCACCTTGTTTGACATGTGACGGCTAATCGCCTTACGACGTGCCATGCCTTCGCGCTTGCCTTCCTTAAAGCCTTTGGCATAACCAGCTGCACCGCCAAGCACCATGAGAAAGATTACGCCAACCAAACGACCCAAAGTCGCTGGGTCTAATAGATCAAGTACCATTTAGAATTCTCCCGATTTCTAGGCGGTAAGTGTTACCACCTGAACTCAGGGTGACGCATGATCGGCGCGCGGTCAAGAACCTTGCGTGTTTGTCGGCGTGTCCTGTGGCTTTGGCTTGGATTTAAGTCCATTGCCAGCCAGCACACCGCCTAGCGAACCTGTAAGAAAGATCGCAAGTGTTTTAAGCAAGTCAATAAATGCAGCGTCATTGGGTGCTTGTGCGCCAATTGGCTGTGTGACAAAGATCAGCGCGTATGTGATGCCAACGGTGACTATCAAAAACACCGCAGCTAGTGTTGCCCCAATAATCAAAATGAGCTGTGCGTGTATTTCCTCAGGTGTTTTGCGACGTGCTGGCTTATCCTGTTTTAATGCCAAGTAGGTCGTCAGTGCATGTTCCAGTTGGGAGACATTGCGGTTTCTGGCACTCTGGTTTTGACCAGTTTGCGTATTCTTGGCACTCATAGCGTACCCAGCCGTCATACCCACAAGCGGTCAGGATTAGTGCAAGTGCCCAAACCAACCCTGCCGCCGTGAGTTTCTGGCTACTTCCCCAAGTTGCCAAAACTTTTGTCTTGTGGATTTAACCAGCGCAAAATGACTGGTGCAACAGCTGCAACGCCTGCCATTGCTAGTGTCTTTGGGTCAGTCACACCTGCCATGTATAAGGCAAGTGCTGCTGCCATAAATGATCGCGCCCATGAAGCTGCTACGGCTTTTGCTTGTTCCATTTTTTGCTCTCCTTTTTGACTGCGGCTGCTTTTGCAGCTGGTGCATCTACCTTTGGAAATTCGCCTTTGTATGGCACAAATTTAGGTATGCCAAAACCGACGATCTCTTTACCTTCTCCATACGCTCTGACCTTGACCATGACCATGCCACCATTGCGTTGATCGCCTGTGCCGCTGGTATTGCCCTCGATTGTCAAGCAGGTTTTTGTATCAATTAGTCCGACCACAATGCCAATGTGTGAAATGCGATCTACGCCGTCATGAGGAAAGTCCATAAATGCCAAATAGCCAAGCTGAGGCATAGTTGACCAGCGCTGCATTTCCTTAAATTTATGTGCACCCGCTGCTGTGCTGACCACGTTAGGTATCTTGACGCCAGTTTCCGCTGCGCACCAATTAACAAAACTGCCACACCACGGCAAACCGTCTGCCTTCATAAATTTGCCGTACTTGGTGAGGTTGTTGCCCTCCTCAATTGTGCCGACCTCAGCTGCTGCGACCTCGATCAGTCGGGCATTTGTGCCGTCAGGATAGTTACTCATTAGCCGTCACAATTGGTGTGGATTGTTCCGCTTGCATAGCGTCATAGGCAGACTTCAAGCCTGACCAGACTGTGCCATCCTCATTAGTAACGATTACGCACTCAATACCCTCAGAGTTGAAATAAGTTTCCATTTATAACTCACATCCTGTAAATAAAATGTATGAACTTGAGGAAGCACTTCTTAATGCCACCGCATTGTTAGCCGCTAATGTTGGAGAACCTACAGTTGTCACGACCTGAACCATTGAGGAATTAACTCCACCACTATCAAAATTGATTGCCGTAGGTGTTCCAGAACCACCGCCGCCAGCATACAAAGTAAAGTTACCAGCCATAGCGGGAACTGTTATGCCAGTTGGTTGCACTCTTGCTACTACATCAAAATAAGCAACAACATAAGAATTGTTTGTTGCAGTTGCGTAACCAGTAAGTGAATTACCCGCACCGACCATAACGGCGGGTAAGTATCGTCTGCAAGCGGCTAATTCTCCTTGAATTGTTCCTGTTGCAGTTTGGAAAGCGGTAGCAACTGAACCTGCTTCAACTTGGACTCCCCAAATGTCAAATGTTCCCGACTGGTTTCCAATACTAGAGGCGCGGGTTGCGAAATCTGAACCTGCGTCTATCCATAAAACTAAATTTAGGCTTGAACCTGTGCCAATTGTTTTTCCGCTAATTGAAGGAACAGATGCGGTTACTGTGTAGCGTGTCCAAGATGTTGAAATAGTCTTAGCAGTTGCACCAATAGCAGTCACCGCAGATGAACCACCTGAACCAAATACCTGTGCGAGTTCAACACCTATTGCGGGTGTACCACTTGCAGCCTTCGCATAAAAAGAAACTGTAACTGTTTGACCAGCAAAAGTACGGACATCTTCAATAGGTTGCTGCACCAATGCACGACTTCCAGCAGTACCACCTGAGACTGTCACAGCACGATAAAAGTATTGACTTTCATATCCTGCGACAGGAGCAGCACCAGCAGTAAATGCTTGCTGACTTTGTGTAATTGTTGTCGTTGTTACAACCGCCTGAAATCTATCTGCTAAATATCCAGCACCTACTAGAGATGTACCGCGCTGCCAGTTATCAAGATTGCCATTGATAATCTTATTCTTGCCAGCGGCATAGTCACCCTGCCAACGCAAGCCTGTTGAAGTGGAACTATCTGCTACGAGTGTCTCGCCGTTGTTGCCTACTGCTAGGCGGGCTGGTGTGTCGTTTGCACTAGCTGCGATTAGATCGCCTTTAGCGTCCACAATTGAGTTTTGGATTGCGTTAGCATCATCTGATGTGACCCACTTAAAGTCCATGTCGGTGTTGCTATTTTTGGCTAACACTTGATCGGTTGTGCCGCCTTTGAGATCAGCTAATGATGTGTCAACAGCTTGTCCAAATACCTCAAAGTCAGCTGGTAAATCCGTGACCAAATCACTTGATGTGGGCATTTGCCAGTTAAAATTGCTAGTCGGGTTTGCCATGTCGTTCTCCTTATCAGACCACTATTGTCGCACGCGCCCAGTCGAGTGTTGGCGACACGCCCGACCAAGTAAATGCAGCTGAGATTTCGTCCCATTGCAAAGCCTGCAATGAGTATGCCACTGGTGAAATGTTAAGCGTTACCGACAGCTGATTGTATGACGCCTGAAATGACCAGCCCTCGACAAAGCCCTGAAAGATACCGCCCATGTTTGCTGGCAGGTCATTGATCGCTACCGCCTCACCCATAAACACGCCAATGAGGTTGTCGCGGTCGCTGTTGTCAAGCTCTGGGTTTGTCAGGTCAAATGTAATCTCACTAAAGATCGCCTGCGGTGTTTTGCGTAGGTCTAAGTAGAAATTTGCCTGCTGGGTCGCATCAGCTGCGTCGTGCAAAGTTGTCGAGATGATCTGCGAAAGTGTGCCGTACTGCAAAATAGAGTCAGCGTCGCTGGCACTTACCTCGTTGTTACTGTTTGCGCCGTATTTAATTGTTACATTGTTTCGCACGTCGCCTGCACGTGTTTCCACGCGCAAACCTGCTGCACGTGCTTGGTTGGCTGTGAGTTGGACATAGCCGTTATTTTGCAAATACAAACTGCGGTGCAATGCGCTGGCGTATGAAATGCGACCAAACGCGTCCTCGTAAATGTAGCCAAGACCTGAAGTTGCCAATGCTGAAACAAGGCTGTAAACATCTGTGCGCTGGCTGCTTCGCACAGCTAACTCATAATCACCTGGTCGATCGATCTCACCAAGTCCAACGTTTTCTGCTGTCGCCCATGTCGTTGTTGGGTCATAGTCTGCCCACGTTTCAGCCGCTGGCACTTCTGCCCAAGTGTTAAGCAATAAGTCTGAAAGTATTGTCCAGATTTGATCGCCGTCAAAGTCCTTAGATAGCACACCATTTGTTAGCGCTTTTGGCAAACGAGACAATGCGCCAAGTGCTGTGATGCTGTAAGTCTGGGTGAACATTGTGCTACCTACGTCGCGCACCTCAACGGCAATGTCAACGACTGTGCCACCAAAAATCGGCACGTAAGCAGCTGATGTGTCCTGCACCTGCACTGAAATGCTGCTGTTGATGCTAATAGGTATTGTGGCTTGATTGACGTCCAGCAGCTGCAAATTGACGTAACCAGCTTGCGCCTGTTCGTAAATGTTTGTGCGACCTGAGCTAATCGTCAGATTTGCCAATATTGCGTCTGTGTAAGCAACACCGTCGATCTCTACCAGCCAAACTGGTGTCCACTGCGTCATGCTGTGGCAAAGGCTGTAGCGCCGCCTGTACCGCGATAAAACGAATTGTTCAAGGTTTCAACGATTGTGCGTGCTGTGCCCTCTTTGTCGATCGCGCCGCTGACGTTTAGATTGATTGTTGTGCCCGTTGATGCCGTTCCCGTAGATCGTGTTCCAGCAGAATTTGATGTAACCACCTTTGATGCAGCCACACTGGTTGAGGCAGCAACCTTTGCAGCACTTGCCACGCCGCCACTTGACGCAGCTGTTAAACCGCTTGATGTGCTAAAACTTTGCCCCCCGGGCATTGTGCCGCTAAAACCTGCCGACCCTGATGAGCTTGCCGACGTAGCACCTATTTTTGGAATTGAGGCAACATCTTTGCCAAATTGTATTGCGTTGTAACCTTTAATGATTAGGTTGATGCCGTCAATGGCAGTGTTTAATAATGGTTTGATTGCACCCAATACCTTGCCAATGATTGTCAGGACAACGGTAGCAACGTCGCCAATAACGCTAACGGCTGCCCCTAGTACCTTGCCAATGATCGGTGCAACATATTTAACAACGTCAAAAAATGATTGCAGGTTTTCTTTGTTTTCGGAAATGACATCTTTGATTTTGCCAAACTGAGTTTGCATTGCCTGAAAGATTGGTGTTGCAATATCTTTGATTACCTTTGCAACGTCGCTAATTACCTTGCCAAACCCGTCGCCTTTTGTCAGGCTAAAGGCGTTGCTAAATGCGTTGATTGCTGGCAATGCGGCTTGGTTAATGAAATCAAGTAATTTGCCAAGAATAGGCAACAAGGCAGTACCGACGGTTTCTTTTGCTTCATCAAATGCCACTTGCACACGTGCGATCTGTCCAGCGTAAGTGTTTGCGTTTGCAGCTGCCGCGCCACCAAATAGATCGCTCAGCCTGCTTTGTACCTGCTCAAAACTCATAGTCTTTAATTCGGCGGCAGATAAGCCAATGCCTAGTTTGCCTAACGAAGTTGTGTTGCCGTCAAACGCCTTGCCTAAAGCGTTTGCCACTGTTTCCAATGGCTTGCCTGTTGCTGTGCTTATGTCTAAAGCCTGCGCCAGTAATTGCTGTGCCTTTTCTGTGTCACCTGTTGATCTAACTAAGCGTGAAAGTGCTGGTCGCAGGTCATCATCTGCCACACCTGTTGCCAATGACATTTGCAAAATTGATTGCTCGGTTGCCTTGATTTGTGCTTGCGTTGCACCTGTCGCATTTTCCAATGCCAGTGCTAATTGTGTTTGTGCCTTTTCGTCGGCTATTGCAGCCTTGACGCCTTCAATACCAATTGCAATGGCGGCAGCACCAGCAGCGGCAGCAGCTGCGGCAAAAGCTTTGCCGATCTTTGCACCAGCTTTGCCAATCTTTGTGCCAAAACTGTCAACGTCACCACCTGCGGTTTTTAGTGATTTGTTAAGGTCGCTGACATCTCCAAGTATGGAGAGTTTTAAGGTACGGCTTTTTTCTGCCATTATGTGTACTTCTTAATAATCTTAGACAAACCTTGTTCCCACTTTTTTACAATGTCAGGTTGGACTGATCGCAGGGTTGGATAAATAAACCAACCGCGTGTGCCCTTACCTTCACGACCTGACCAGACTGGGAACTGCTTGTATTTATTTGAGCCAAACTCGTAACCGCCCCAAACCTGCTGAGTCGTACCGCCACCGCTTAATTTTTGACGTGCAAAGCCGTAGCCGATCTCACCAATTTTGGAGGACTTGCGCACTGATGCGCCCTCAGCAATTATCTTTGATGCGCGGTTGTTGCGCTGACCAGCTGTGGCAATAACCTTTTGTTTCACAAATTCTGCAAGCTCTGAGGTGACCTCTTTGGCTTGGTCTGTTGCTTCCTCGTCCATTGCCTTGAAAGATTTGAGAATTGCGCGCAGCTCAGCCTTGTCATAAGCAATTGCGTCCTTAGCCATTTGCGCGCCTTTCCAAAATCTCGATAACGGTTAGTATGTCCTCGGCTGTCTCAAAAACATCTGGGTGTAGCCCTGTCGCCAGAGCTACCTCCCAAATTATTCTGCTAAGGCTTCCGACGGCGTAGCTTTTGGGTTTGCCTCACCTACGATTACCTCAGCAATACCTTCTGTCCAAATGTCAAGAGGCTTAACAGGCTTTCCAGCTGCTTCACGCTTCATGGCGTGATAGGCAAGAAATACTAAATCGGAAATACCGATCTTTTCCTGTGCCTGTGCAATTGTGTGTCCTGTGTGCTTCTCCCATTTGACCCACTCTGGCGGTGCAGCTGTGTAAGTGATCTGATCGCCGTTTGTGTATTCAATTGTGATTGGTAGTTTCATTTTGTCTCCCGATTGTTAGTGATTAAAAGGTTTCGCTTGGTGTTCCCACCACTACAAATGATAGGTCAACGGTCTGTGCATCTGGTGCAGCACCGCCGACGCTTGGAAATACTGGCATGACGTTAAATGCAAAAACCGCACCAGTAGCAGCTGTCAATGACACTGCCAATGTTGTGTTTGGTGCTGTCTCGCATGCTGTCCACAAAGCCTCGCATAGTGATGAGGCTGCGCCCCAGTCAGCAAGCATTGAAATGTCGAAAGTCCACTGATCGTCAATGTGCTTGTAAGCCTTGCCGTCTAGTGTTTGGTATGTCTCGACGGTTGGGCTGTTCGCAAGTACTGCGCTGGTCGCCTGTGCGTCATAGTTAACGGTTGCAATGGTCACGACTAAATCGCGACCAGTTATGATTGTCGTTGGCATTTTGTCCCCTATGTTGTTTGAGTGTAATAAGTCGAAACGT